GCTATTAAAGTTTTTACCTTTATAACAACCGACAATACAAGACTCACAAATGAAATTATTTTTGCCATCATTGTGAGAAAAGAAAATATTTTTTTAGCATCTACGTTCACTGGCATCTTACTTCCTCAGTTTTTATTTATGTTAATCTAAATAATTAAGAAAAAAAACCATTATTAATTTTTAATTTTTTCGCTCGATATTTCACAGTATGCCAGCTCTAACGGATCAACCAATATGTAACCGCTTTTGGCATTGATTATGTATGTGTCTTTACCCTTCGCCCTGCATTCCACGATTCCATTGAAAAGCATTTTTCCGTCCTCATCAGAATTTAATGGTATGCTTATAGTCACGGGATTAGACTTATACATTAAGTTTAAATATCTCATAAAACATTGACCTTTAATCAATAAATTTTAATTAATATAAATATTTTTTTAAGAAATGGTTGCGATTGATTTTTTTATTAATTGAGAAAATTGTTGGTATGTACAGACTTCCTTTTTCTCAAATGCTGGTATGAATTTTATCCGGTTCTCCACTACCAATTTTTCCTTCTTGGTAGATTGGAATATTGCAAGCATGGAACTTTCTTCAATCCCATAATTCAATATTTTTTTATCCTTGGATGCAATTAAATCCTTTATTTCTTCCCTTGTTGGGCCGTTTTCCCACAGGAAGGCGCATTTTGCAATTCTTGCTTTAAAAAGCATTAAATCGTAAAATAATTCATGCTCTTGGATAAATATTTTCCTTTTTCCAAATGATTGGGTGCTCTTTGTTAATTTTTCTTTAAAGGAATCTATTTCGTTTTTGTATCTATCAACTTTTCCCCAAATAGGGAATATGCCAAATTCATACTCAACTGGGATCTTATCATGTAAGTATTTTAACCGTTCTAACAGCCCTTGTGTCTTATTTTCTTTGAACCACCCGCCTATATACACAAGGTTTTGCTGATTAACATCCGTGATAAATTTATGCATCGGGTGTCTGGGTGTAGTGAAACATGGTTTTTCTATACCCCCGATATCTTCAACAACGGTTTGCAATAAATCATTTATATAAATTATAAAATCAGCATCCTTACAATATCTGATATTTTTTTCATCTATGCGGTGTACTATAAAAAGTTTTTTGCATTTATCTGGTATGTTGTACCCTCCATATGGGTTTCCTTCATAAAGATTTACAATAATTATATCTTCATCATTAAATTCAAAATCGTATGGTGGCATCTTGACATGTGGATACCATTTTGACCATTGGATAAAAAAATTATTAATTCTTGATACGTTAGAATCATACACCGGATCTTTTAAAATATACGTGCTCATATTTTTACTTTTTACAACTTTCTATTTTTTTAATAACTTCTGGGCTGAGTAAAATTTTCTTTACACCAAAATGTAAATCATGAGGTAACTTGTTTAACAAAAACCATTTAGCTACAGAGTGTTCATAATTTAATTTTGGTTTTATATCTCTAAGTACAGTTCCTAAAAAACAATGATATGCGAAATTAATATATTCACTTATGTCAATTGGTTCCTGATATTCTAATTTATAATGAACACCTTCCAAAAAACCCGTTTCTTCCAAAGTTTCTCTTTTAGCACATTGTAAAAAGGTTTCTGGTTCTTCAACCAAGCCACCAAAATTTCCCCATACATGTTCCGGTTCATTTCTCAACGCCAGTAACACTTCATTATACGAAGAATTAATTAATAATATACCCGCTCCATGTTTCATAAATAAATTAACGTTTAACCATAAATTAAACATAAATTATTTATTAAAAAATGGTTGTAATAATTATTAATTAGTATTCGGCACTAATTTTTGCTCTTAAACTAATTGAAGATGGTAATTGTTTCCAATCAGTTATAGCATTACTTTTAACTGCTCTACCACCCTTTGGTAATGCAACAGTTATGTGAGGGATATTGTTATCGGTGGGTACATTAGAATTAATTTTAACAGCCATTGCTTGTTCACTCATACCTAATTCAACCGCTGTCAAATTTACATCCTTCCCAATATTTTCATCCGTGTATTTTTTAACTTCATCACTCTTAGGTTTCCCGAAAGCAATAGTCATGTGATGAGCAACAATATCCCACCCCTCTGGAATTTCATCTTTTAATTGTTCAGCTAAAGCGTAATGATCTTCAGGATAAAGTGTTGCTGCCCAGAAAGTTGGTTTTCTTTCCTTCTTCTGCTTCTTTAACTGTTCACCATGGAACTTTTTTGGTTGCTTCCTTCCCGCTCTTGGATCTTTCATAAGTAGCCCCACTAATTCTTTTTCCAATTCTGGATCAGATATCCCTTTATCAGGAATATCAACATAATGAACTTCATATTTTATATCCAACGTACCCAAGAAATCACTGAATCTTTTTACATGTTTAAACCTATCATCCCACATTTCAATTGCAACGGGTTCATATTTGTAAACTAGTTGTCTTATAAATCTCTGTTTGAAACTCATTGTGAATTCTGGATTAAAATCATCTCTTGGTTTGAATCCATATTCATCAAATTCTAAACCCCTATTATATAAAAGTTTTTTAATTTGGGCTTCAAATGCAGTAGTTCTACCAGTAAGAAGTATCGTTATAGCATCGGGGTCTGCCATTGCTTTTTCGACTTCCTTAACAGTTGATTCAATAAAATCATCAGGATTAATATACTTATCATCCAACGTCAATTCATTTTGAAACCACCCATAACCACCATGAGAAAAATCACCCCATAGTTTTCCAAAGGTCTTATTGTCCCACAATTTGCGATTAGGGAGAGGTGAGTAAAATAATGTCCCATCAAAATCAAAAATCTTGAGAACTTTTTTGTTGTCTTCCGGTTTCATACTTTCAAATATAGCTAAATCATCGAAATAAGTCTTCATCTTACGAACCCTTGGCTAATTCATCTATTTTAGATGATACTTGTTCCCTCGATGGCTCTGTTCCGTTTGCAAATTCCTGAACCAACCATGAAGTTATTTCATTTTTAATCTTACCATATTCAGGGCCAGTAGCTACGCCTTTTTTCTGCATTAATTCTGATATTTCTGCTTTTCGGCTTATAATCTTACCATATGATAAGATTTCATTTACAATTTCATTGGCGTTTGGAATATCATTACCATTAAATGCAACGTGTACCTTTCTCATAAGCGGGAAATAAATTTTATTTTTATCATCCCTGTGTTTACCAACCATTAGGTAGTACGCCTTTTCCTTATCCAACTTGTCTAACATATGATACGTTTTCATGTAAATGTTAACAAAATTGGCTGCACTGGCTTCTTCACTGGTTAATTTAAACCTTTCCTTTAATCCGGTAATCTGATCTTTATCCATTCCACGAAGAAGAATTGCAAAATTAACCTTTGAATCTTTACTATTGGCTCTTTCCACTGCTTCAATCTTTTCGTCCGTCAATTCTATTTCGGGTAAAATAAGTGGGAATATCTCAAGTTCCCTGAGAAATTTTAACATGGTTGCGAACTTACCACCATATTTCATCATTTTTGTCATTTCAGCTTTTATTCTATTAGTAGAAACAGGGTTATCTGAGTTAACTAATTTCCCCTTTAATTTCTTAATAGCATTCAACGTTTTTTCATCGATATCAAAATCAAATCGGGCAGCAAATCTAATGGCACGAATCATACGTAAGTAATCTTCTTCAAAACGTTCTTCTGGTTCTCCTACCGTCCTAATTTTTTTACCAACAATATCCTTCTGACCTCCCCAAAAATCTCTTACATTGCCCTCTGCGTCAGCTCCCATAGCGTTGATAGTCAAATCCCTTCTTGAACTATCTTCTTCGAATGTCTGTACTATTTTTACAATGTCGGGTCTTCTATTATCAGAATAACCAGCTTCTGTTCTGTAATGAGCAACATCGTAATTTACGCCCTTATAATTGACAACCACCGTTGCAAAACGCTCACCGCCAATATCTATTGTTTTAAATCCACCCTTATTGAAAATTTTTTGGACTTCCTCAGTGGGCATATTTGTAGCAATATCAAAATCATCGGGTTTTGCATCACCCATTAACATGTCTCTTACTATCCCACCAACCACAAATGCTTCATAACCATACTTATTTATAATTTTCATTATGCCTAAGCCATTTTGAATCATGGGGTCAGAAAATTTACCCCAATCCATTTTCATGCTACCATCTTCAGCTTCAAAACACACCTTGTGCGCTTTTTGAACGGCAACCAAAACTGGTCTATTTTCTTTTTTTGCTATTTCCATCATGGATTCGCAAAATTTCTGGTATTTTTCGTACTTGTTCATCATTTCAATAGTTTTTTGTTTATAGTTTATAGAAAAGAATAAACTATATATGGTAACAAAGGAGAACCACATGAAAAAATATAAATTAAATCTCGAAAAAAGCCCAACAGATAATAGAGATTATATTGCAGAATCCATTTTTCCCGCCAAGGGGGAAACCCCTGATGCGCTCGATCTTCGCAAAGATTTACAACCTATCAGAGATCAGGGTTCCCAAGGAACATGTGCTGCTCAAACTTCTGCTTGTATGAAAGAATGGCAAGAAAAGAAAGATGTTGATTTTGATGAACACATGAGTCCTCAATTTATTTACAATAACAGAGAAAATCAAACAGATGAAGGAATGTACTCCAGAGATGTAATGAGAATTTTACATAAAATTGGAAGTTGTCCTGAAAAAGAATACCCATATGAAACAGATGCGCCTATCACAGAAAGCCTTGAAGAAATAGCGAAAAAGTACACCATTAAAGGATATGCTTCTGTCGGTACGATAGATGCCTTGAAAAAAGCTCTAATTAAATCCGGGCCTTGTTATATAGCTGTACCAGTATACAACTATGGCATGCGCATGTGGAAGCCCGAACAAGGTGATAGAATGCAAGGCGGTCATGCTATGTGTATTGTGGGTTATACCAAAAAGGGATTTATTATAAGAAATAGCTGGAGTGATGATTGGGGAGAAAATGGGTACACCATTTTCCCTTATGAAGATTGGGGATTACAATGGGAAGTATGGACTACCATTGATGAAGAATCACCCAAACCTCTCCCACCCGTTCCTATAAGGAAAAGTTTTTGGGGATGGTTGGTGAGTTTATTAAAAAAACTATTCAGGTAATTTTCATCTCATATTTCACATAAAAAGCTGGTTTTCACCAGCTTTTTTCGTTTTCATTATACACTTTTGGGTTTTTTTAAATCCATTCTGCTCAGTTTATAAACATGTGATGTATAAATTGAGAGAAGGAAATGAAAAGAGTAAATATATACATCACCGAAAAAGAAGAAACAGCACTCGATTATTTATCGGAAATATTAGACTGCAAATCACGCTCTGAGATTGTCAGAAAGGCAATCGATGAGTATTCCCACAAGTACGAAAGCGAAATAAAAGAATTCAGTGCGGGTTTAATAGAAGATTTATCAAATGTTTTTTTAGAGAGACAATCAACATTTATAGATGAATGCGAAAAAGACCCCACTTTCTTTATTGAGAATGCTATCAAAATAATGTCACCGGATGTGGGAAGCATACCATTTACATTATATCCCCACCAATCGGAATTAATCCATGACATAGACCTGTATAACGAGTTGATAATAAATAAATCAAGACAGAGTGGTGTCACAAATTCCATATGCGCATACATAGTAAATTATCTCCTACGAAACAAACATAAAAATGTGGTAGTTGTTTCCGCAAGGCAATCCGATGCAACTGAGATAATTAGAATAATAAAATTCATGCTTACCAATTTGCCTGAATCCATGAAGCTAGAAGAAGATCTATCACTCAATAACAAAATAAGGATTGAATACAATACTAACAGGGTATACGGTGGTATCATGAATCATGAATCGTCTCATGGAATCAATGTTGATTTTTTATACATGGATGAAATTTCACGAGTAAAAAGGGAATCTTTTGATAATTTTTTCGCTTCCGTCATTCCCACCATAGTATCAAGAAAAAATTATAAGATGATAATCACATCCACACCAAGGGGATATGATCATTTTTACAAGATGTGGGCTGATGCCTTAAGCAACTACAACACCTTAAGACCTATTGCTATTCCGTGGACAAAGGTTCCTAATAGAGATGATGCGTGGAAAAACCAAATAATATCCACAATAGGCAAAGATAGATTTGAAGAAGAATTTAATTGCCAATTTGTAAATAGGACTGTTTATGCCGTTTAATGGAATAACAAATTTAAGAGATCACAGTGAAACTGTCATGATGGAACCATGGCAGTTAAATGAAATACGTAAATGTGCAAACGATCCCATATACTTTATAAAAAATTATGTATATATCAATACTAAAGATGATGGGATGCAACTTTTCAATTTGTGGGACTATCAAGAAGAAGTAATTGAAAACTTCCATGCCAACCGTTTTAATATTCTAAAGTTCCCCAGACAGTGTGGGAAATCTTGTACCACAAGATCGTACTTGTTATGGTACGGTATGTTTCAGAAAGATAAAGTAGTTGCAATTCTTGCTAATAAACTATCTTCAGCACAGGAACAGTTACAACAACTGAGAGATTCTTATATCAGTCTTCCTTATTGGATGCAACCCGGAGTGAGACAATGGAATAAAAGGGGCATACAATTTTCACATGGCACGAGGGTAATATGTGCAGCCACATCACCTGATAACGTTCGTGGTATGGCTATCAACTTATTATACCTTGATGAGTTTGCGTTCGTTAAAGATCATATCGCTGACGAATTTATAGCTTCTGTTTTCCCTACAATTTCTTCTGGTAAAACAACCAAAGTAATAATCACAAGCACACCGTGTGGAATGAACCACTTCTTCAGAATGTGGGAAGATGCTAAAGGTGATTGTGCAGATGGTAATGGTTATGTAAGAAAGGAAATTCTTTGGAATGCTGTTCCGGGTAGAGATGAAGAATGGGCAAGGTTAGAAAGAAGAAGAATTGGTGAAATAAGATTCAACCAAGAGTACATGTGTATGTTTGTTGGTTCAGTATCTACACTCATCGATCACCATTTCCTTCAAACAATGAAAGCTACTAACCCGTTGAAGATTCCCAAACTACCAGAATTTATTAAAATATGGGAATTACCTTTAAAAGAACGAGAGCTGGAAGCAAAAAATTGGGAGTATGTCGCTTCCCTTGATCCGGGTTATGGTATGCATGCTGATAATACGGTTCTGCAAATATTCTTAGCTAAATCAAATATCACTGCACATCAAGTTGCTAAAATGTCTGCCAACGGTATGGACATCGAAGAATTCTGTAAAAAAGCAAATATGTTATTGAAAAAATATCATTGTCCCCCATTGATAATTGAACAAAACGGCCCCGGAATAGCAGCAATGAATTTCTTCTGGAAAACCGCAGAATATGAAAACTTACTACACTTTGACCCTAAAGGTAAACATATGGGTATGTGGGCGACTGATAAATTAAAAGATAATGCATGTGTACTTTTAAAAACATATATACAGAGAAAATTCTTACACATCAACGATCAGGAAACGATTAATGAATTGCACTCATTCGGTAGAAAAACAGTCACCAAGTGGGGTGGATTAGGTGGAAATAACGATGATCATGTTACTTCATTATACTGGATTGCTTATTATCTACAGTCACCCTTATTCTATGGTAAAATAGTGGAAGTTAATATTAAAAATTTTGCTGAAGATGATGTTGTATTAAGTTCAGAAGAAGAAAGAAAAAAGGAAGAAGAAGTTCTAGCTAACATGCAAAATCATGAGTTTCACAAGGAAGAGTTAGAAAAAGGTGCTGAATTTCTTTCAGAAAAAATATCTAAAACTGAAGAAGAATTCAAAGGTGGTGGATTATTCTTCAGAAGATAAAAAGTATTTTATAAACTATAAATAAATATATTTGGAGTAAATAATGCAAGGATTTGGAAATTTAGACAAGTTTGATGAACTTAAATCTCAAACAGAAGCCGTGGAAAAAGATGATATACTAAAATTTGATTATTCTGAAGAAGAACAAACTAAATTGGATAATGTTAGGGTTCCTGTACTGGAAAATAATGTATATGTTAATGAAACCAAAACTGAAAGTGTAGTTGTTCCTTTAGAAGAAGAAGAAAAGACAACTGGTGGATCTGGAAATAAAGAAGAAACACCTGAAAAGGAAAAACAAAAAGGAGCTGCTGGTACTTCAGAGGAAAAAGAAGAAGAACCTATCATGGGTAGTTTAGGAGTAGGTGTAGGCGGTCTCGGTGGTAAAATTAAAAAAGAAATGTCCAGAATGGAAGGCTTTACTCCTGATGAAACAGTAGATGAAGAACCAATGGATTCCGCTAGAGATCAATTCCAAGATAACACAAATGATAAAGTTAAAAGCATTTTTAATGATATGTACGATGATAAATTCAGCAAAGCCAAACATAAGGATTATGATTTAGATGCAACAGTTATAAAATCAAAAGTGAGTACAGAACCAATAAAAAAAATACCAACGGGGTGGTAAATGAAATTTAATAAGCAATTAAGCCAATTAGAAGCAATCTATCAGGTAGCAAAGCCTGTAGTCAAAACAGCCGAACCCATACATATTTCTGATTTTATTCATCACATGTTTGAAAGTCAGGAAAATATCAGAGAAGCAGGGCTGACAAAAGAATGGTTTTTCAATTATTCAACTAAAAATATGGGAAAAGCTATAAACTTTGTTAATAACGTACTTCAAGAAAACGATCACATCATTGCAAAAAAATCTATTTTAGAAGGTATACAACGGTTCCAGAAAGATGAAATATAAATTATACTACGATGGCAACTGTCCGGTTTGCACAAACTACGTTAAGTTACTTAGGAAGAAACTAAATCCTACTAAAATTGAATGTATCGCAACCACCACAGATGCAACAGAATTCAAATTAGTAACACCAGATGGAAGAACATTCAACGGTGAGCAAGCAATTGAAAAATTAGCAGAACGTTTTCCTAAAGTTAAGAACTTTTTTTGGATGTTACCGGAAAGATATAAAGTAAAAGCATTAAAGGTTGCCTATAAAGTAGGTGGTGCCGTTAGAAAAATCATCAAGAAAAAAGGTGGTTGCGGTTGCGGTGGAAAACGAAAATAACGATCATTTAAATTTTGTATTGCTTAAATGTTTTAAAAATAACTGTTGATAAGGATGTTTAATAGTGTGTTTCCACGGCTTGTTTTGCGTATTAAAGTGAACAATATAAGGATCGTCTTTAACTTTGTTATATGTTTGCTCATCATAAGGACTATCTTCCCACGCATCAAAACTAAATAACTGTGAAAGCTGATTCCATTGTGGATTTAGTTCTTTGAAATATCCTTTGGTTACTGCATTTATACCATCTTGGTCACATAAATGTACATATTCTTCATATTTAATAAGATATGCAATTATTTTATTTGTTATATCATCTTCTACCCATTTTTTACAATTTAATATCATCATGCCAGTGTTAAAAAATTTTGTTTTCGGGTCAATACCTAATTTCCCATAGCATTTGACCGCATTTGGAGAAGACATATATAAAGCATTAATATCACATTCGGGGACTGCCACGCCATAATAATATTCAAAATCCATTGCAACCAGTTCATTAATATCATGATTTAATATTAAATCACTATCTAAAAAAATAATTTTATCAGCGGTTGGAAATAATTCAGGTAAAAATATTTTGGTATATGCAGTTGTACTTATATGATTGTACGTTTTAAAATTTTCAATTTTTTCAATCGGAAAGCTATGCCATACGATTTCAAGTTTATCATTATCCACTGATTCTATAATTTTCTGTTTATTAGTTTCGGTTATACCCACTTCAATAACATCCACGGTATGGTTTGTAGTTGTTGTTTCTTCTATGGATTTTAATAATACCGCAAGTGGTAGAGCGTAATTATCATCAGCACAAGTTACAATATTTGTATTCATATAAACATTCCTAAATAATTTAAAACATCCTCAATTGAACCAGTTCCTTGTGACAAATCTATTAATTTTTGTTTTACCTTGTTGAATATTTTAGGCAATGGTTCATTAAATTTATTTTTATCCATTCTAATAAATAAATTATATATCTTGTTAAGTTCTCCCTTTTTAATATCGCTTCTTTGCTCGATTGTTTTTAAAGATTTTGATAACTGATCGGCTTCTAGTGTATCTACCAGCAATACATCTTCTGGAACTTCTCCTTCAAAAATAGCATCAAATGCTTTTAGGACAGTTTCAAAAAATATTTTGTCTGAATGGGCCTCGGTTAAATTTTGAAGAAATTTTCTATATTTACACAGCAGCATGTAAATAGTTTATATTTTTACATAATAGGAACAGAAACCTGATCCCCTTTTATTCTATGGGGTAAAACTACCTGAAGTAAGCCATTTTCAAGTTTAGCTTGCATCGCTGGTTCATCTATCCTTCTACGAAAGGGATATCTAAACTCAAATTTTCCCAATAATGCTTTAGGTACTGTTACGTTGGATTGTAAAATAGGGTTTTTTCGTACCTTGGGTTTTTTCAAAGATTTCTTGAGTATTTCAATTGAGCTTTGACGAGTACCTGAAATAACCAATACATCATTATCAAATACTATGCTTATATTTTCCTTATCTACACCAGCCATATCAACATACAAATGATACGCTCCCTCAACCATAGCCACTTCCGTGGGCGGGTAGTAAGCTGTATTTTGTTGCGTTTTTGGTTGCGGTGTTGTCGTTGGCTGTTTGGGTGGTTTTTGTTGCATACTAGGTGCAATGTTGGAAACGGTGTTCTGATTTTGTATAGGTACTTGATTGTTAACGTTTTGTGGATTGGGCTGTCTAGGTTTTCGCTGTTGATTACCTTTAAACGTTCCCACTCCGGGTATATTTAAACCATCGGGTACGTTCCTGTTAAGTTGTGCTGGAGAAACAAAAACTTCCTCCCCCTTCTCATTCATATAAGTTGCCTGTTGGCTATTTTGATCTGGTTTTTCTACTGACATTACCATAACATCTATCTCTTCTTTTACGGGTTTAGGTTCCTTGTGTATATAAAAACTTTCTTCTGAATCTGATTCCTCTGTATTAAATTTATTCTTTTTTTCCTCTCCATAGTCATTTTTTTCATCAATTTCTAAATTTGATAAATCAGGTTCTTCTTTTTTCCCAAAAAGCCAAGTAAAAAATTTCATTCATTTCATTCGTATTGCATACCATAAAATACGCTTTTAAAATCATCTATGTTATAAGATTTTCTCAATATTCTCAATGCCTTGTCTCTTATCTGCCTTACCCGCTCATGCGATTTTCCTATAACATCCTTAACATCACGCAATGCCATTGGATGTCCATCTTCTATTCCATACAAGCTATTAATCACGGCATATTCTTCTGACGATAATGCATTTGAAAGAAATTCCATAAAAATACTTTTAAATTTATCATTTTCATACGTCTTGCCAGCATCTTTTGCCTTTTCATCTTTTATAATTTCAGAAATAGGTACATCGTTTTCCTTACCTACATTATCATCTAATGATAAATGATTGGTTGTTAATTCATGTAAATAATATGTATCCTTATCAAATTCGTTAACTGATTTATTCTTTCGCTCTTTATTTAATTTAACTTTTCGATGTGTTGGAAGGCGGATCAAATCATTTTCTTCCAAATATTTACTCATTTTAACTCTAATCCACCAAACTGCATAGCTAATAAATCTTAATTTTTTATTTTTATCAAACCTATCAAATGCTGTCAATAGCCCTAATTTTCCCTCACTCACCAAGTCCGGTATACTGACACCCTTAACATTTTTATATTTTAAAGCAACATCCAATACAAACCGCATGTTTGATTTTACAATCTTGGTTTTTATTTCCTTTTTTCTTCTAATTGAAGCAGTAGCATATTCATCAAATAAATTTCTCTCTTCTTTTATTTTCAAAGAATGGGTACTGGCTATTTCATTAAGCATCAGGTTGGTTGTAGAAATATTACAATAGTTTTTCATTTCACGAATAATTCAATTAAATAAAATATAAAATATTTAAAAAATAATAGGGTTTTTATTTGACAATATTTTATATTTTAAATATTATGAATCTACTTATAACAGGTGTACAGGGAAGTGGAAAGACCACCCACGCTAAAAAATTGGCCGAAAAATACGATATGATACATATTTCCACGGGAAATTTGTTACGAAAACATATCAAAGAAAAAACCAAAATTGGTATTGAATATGAAAAAGCATACGAAAAGGGTGAATTAGCACCAAATGAACTTCTTTTTACAATGATTGAAGAAGCACTCAATGAAAGCACAACGTTGAAAAAAGGTTTTATTCTAGATGGCTTTCCCAGAAATAAAGAACAACTTCATTGGTTATTGGATCAAGAAATTAAAATAGATAGATGTATAGATCTAATAATTGAAGAAAAAATAGCAACCGAAAGGATGTTAGCTAGAGGTAGAAAAGATGACACCCCCGAAGCTATTAAAAAAAGGATATCAGATTATTGGAAAAAAACATATTGCGTAAATACTTACTACGAAAGTAGAAGAAGAGTGTTTACAGTAAGCACTGGTGGTGCAATAGAAGATACTTTTAAAGAAATCGAGTTAAAGTTGGATCTTGATTCAAAATTATATTCACGGCTACATGCATTAGAAAAAGAGTTGGCCGATATCAATGAAACCAAAATAAAAAAATTATCGATCACAGAAAAAGACATACTCGTGGTAAGATTTCCAGATTACAGAATGCCCAGAATCAAAATGGAAGAATACATGAGAAAGAACGTAAAACTGTTAAAGGAAACATTAAAAGAAAAAATAAAGGCAGATGTTCCTATTCTTGCCGTGACCCACGGTATGGAGTTTGAAGTGATTACTTTTGAGGATTGGGAAAAAGAAAAAGAAGATTAATAGGGTCTCACTATTCCCTGTTCTAATTGTCTTAAATAATTACCCACAGAAACCCGATGAACATTTCCAAGTAAGTTATTCTCATAAACTTCTTTAGATGGGATGCCCTGTTCAAATAATTTTTCAGCAGCTATTATATAAGGAGCTTTGATCCGGTACGCTGATTCAACAACAGCCTGAACTTGGATCTGTCTAATTTCATCTTCGGGGCGTTCCCTTGTTGGGAACTTTGGGATGTCTGATGGTACTACTCCGAGAAACATGATATAAAGAGTTTATAAAAAACTTAAAAAAGTTGTTGGATTTCTTGCAAAATGATTTATATTATGGTATAATTGATTAGAAGATCCGTGGGAGAAAGGACGCTTGGCGACCTACCCACATAGGAAGAGTAAGAAATGAAGAAAATTAACGAAAAACAATTGCATTCGCTCAGTAGCTTGTGTTCCTCATGGTTATCACTATGTAGGGGTTTTCCGTATTTTCTAGAGTAACACTCTCACAGAGAGAGAAGAGAAAGCGGAGAA